CACTTGTAAATTCCCAATCTGAGAAATCGGTACTTCCGATTGTTCCTAATGCTCTAATAGCTGTTTGGATCGCAGAAGCCTTATTTAAACTTGCAGTGGTTTTTGCTAATTTAATTACTGCTTCTCCTTCAACTGAACTTGCTACATTTAATATATCGAAAAAATTTTGACTAATGGTTATTGTGATTCCATTTACTCCCCGAGGATTAGAAATATCAAGTTTTTCAGTAGTATCATCGATAACTTGAGCTGTTGAAGCTATTGAAGCACCAACAGGAACAGAAACCTTACATCCTGCTTCAATGATTCCAGATTCGGAATCCTGTAAGCTACCGGTTAATTTTGCAGCCATGAGAACTTTTGGAACGGAAATCTCAATTGCATTACCATCAACATATTTACCGGTAAGTTTTACACTCTGAAATTTCTTTACGGAACGAACAGGAGAAGACCATTTAGTGCCTGCTGTTGAACCGCCAAAGAATAATTCGAGATTATCCGTTTTCACATCCCTAGTGGAAAAGTTTATAGTTTTTAATCCACCTTTTGACACATCGAGGATATCAGGTTCATCTTGATCCTCAACAAATATTTCTGTAAGCTCTGGCTCTAAAATTTCCATAACAACTGAATCAGGAACAATGGCTTTAACTTCTGTAAGGACAGTTCCCATTGCTCCGTCAACACCACAGTCACCTATTTCTATTTTAGAATAACCATGCATCCGATATTTTAAACTCATTATAATCTCCTATTAATCCAATTTATGAGACGGGATTAAGCGTCTGCTTCATATTCAATTTGATAAGGAGATAAAGCTACACCGGAAGCATTAACCGGAGTTCCAACTTTATAATTAATATCGATTACACCGGATTCTGCATCTTGTAAACTTCCGGTCAGTTTTGCAGTAACTAAAGCTCTTGGAATTGTTATTTTAATCCTGTTTCCATCAACATATTTACCAACCAATTCTACCGACTGGAATTTCTTAACTGTTCTAACCGGTGCAGACCATACTCCAACTGCAGTTGATCCACCAAAGAAAGATTCCATATTTGCAACACTAACATCCCTGGTTGATACCGTTACGGATTTTAATCCGCCCTTTGCAATATCTAAAATATCCGGCTCGTCAGTTCCTTCAACGAATATCTCAGTAAGTTCAGGTTCTAATACCTCAAACACTACACTATCTGGAACAATAGCACCAATTTCAGCTAAAGATGCTCCCATAGCTCCATCGGCTCCGCAAGCTCCTTGTTTGATTGTATCGTAACCGTGCATTCTATATTTCAAACTCATTTTTTTTACACTCCTACTTAATTAGTTTCAACATAACACAATAATCTTATAGAAAGATAACTTGTGTTTTTTCTATCTTTATCATTCATAATGTTCTGATCGGTAATTTCAATCGATAAAAACATCCCAGCAGTTTTACTGTATGCTTCTATTGCTGTAATTAAAGCAACCGCTAAAGCATCTAACCCTGAGATATCCGGTGTTCCGGTACTCTCAAAATTTTCCTTATAAGCATTGATAAATACCGTTACACTTTGAGTATCACCTTTTTGAATAGGTAGGCAATTCAAAACAATATCGAAATTATCCGAATTTACCGGTCTTTTGATCTTATAAATTGAACCATCAATAAGAGTAGTGACCGTAGTAACATTAATTACTGTGTAAATTGCATCTAATACGCTTTCTGCAGTTCTCATTGTACCTTCAAATATTGTTTCAGTTCTTTTAGTAACGATCCTGCTGCCGGAACACTATTTGTAATAACATCAAATCCTTTTGATTCAACAGCAGCTGCATATTCCATTCCGGCAAAGCCAACCAATACATATCCTTTCTTATTTTCATTCAGGATTTCTTTAGCAATTTCAACAGCTCTTTCTTTTCCACCGGTTGAGACACCTTTGAATCTGGCATCGGAAAGATTCTTTTTAACTATTGTACCATCAATTCCAATAACATAGCCGATTGAACTTCGTAAGTTCCCGGTTTGATCGTGATAGGTGGCAATATTACGAGCACTATTAACGAAACTCTCACCAACATAGGTTAGAACAGAGATCGTTGCTTCCATGACCTCAGTTCCAAATATTGCTAAATGCTTTCTAACATCTTTCCCATCAAATCTTGGAGTTAATTTAACTTTCATTTATACACCTATTTCAATATGCTTCTGAAAAACAGTATAAGAAAGAATCTTATGATCTGTCTCAAATTCAAATCCAGCCGGAGCTGTTATCGATAATATACGATCACCAATTTTAATTTTATCACAATCAGTAAATATCGGACAGAATATCGTCCAACTTAACGAAAGGCTATCTCCTGCGGAATTATCTTTATAATGATTCCCTTTTTGTTGTTGGATATTACATTTAGGTTGATATTCAGTTTTTTCGTCAGGAGAATAGACACCTTTTGTAAATTTTCCTTCATCATGTTTAATGATAATTTCGTGAGGATAATTGCTTACCATATCGGTTTTCCGGAAATCGTAGCTTTCTTCATGTGATATCGACTTCTGATTTTACGAGCCATTGCCATTAATTGAACAGAATTATACTTAATCGTGTATGATCCTTCTCTTAATTCCGGATGATTAGCAAGTGTTTCATAAATGGAAGCACTAGCCATATCAATATCCTCTTTATGAGTTACAGAAACATAAGTCTCCGTTCCTAAAAGTCCGATATCAGCAATTGCCTTACTGAGTAGATTTTCATTCTCATACTCAGTAAGACTTTGTAATGCTTGTAAAGTAGTCACTTTACTTAACCTTAATCGTCAAGACCATCGGCAGCATAAAGCAAAGTATCAAATCGGTAACAACGATCTATTGTAGGCCATGAAGGAAATGCGTTAATCAAGCCAACTGTAAATTCGTTTACCGGATCATCGGTTGAATATTTCTGTACGAGTATTTGATCTTTCTTTGCCATTACAGCTTGTTTCGGTGGATTAGTTTCAGCAGCGATGGGTCCGGATAATGTTTCACCTAATTTAAGGAATGGAACAAAGAGGATATATTTTTGTACCCAGCAATTAACAGATGTGATTGTATGATCGGGATCTTCAATATCAACATAAGAATCTATAATGACAATTCTTGGTAATCCCTGTGCTGTCATAAAGTCGTTTGCTTCTGCTAAAGTAGGTTTAACAACAGCGGTACTCGTTCCTTTACATGCTTGAATTACTTCGGTTGTTTTACGAAACTCTTGCCATTTACTACGACCCATCAAAACGTATTCAAGTTTTCTACCTTGTTCAATAGCTAAATCTTGAATAACTTCAATGTCAGTAATTGGTTTTGGATTACCGGCAGTTGCATTACTCCAAATACGAGTTGAAGTTGCAGTCTTGCAAACTCTTTTATGAGAAGCAAGCATTTGGAAATCGATATTATCAGCAGTTATGACTCCGGCATTATTAGCCTTTGTCAAAGTAACATAACCTTGACTTAGAGCCTGTAATCCTACCCATTCCAACCTTGCCAAACAACCCTCAACACAAGCATCGATATCTCCGAAAACAAAATCTAAAAGTTTTGTTGAATCGTTATCCGCTTGAGCTTTAAGAATGTTGTAGGTATTGAGATCGATCTCTGACATTTTTTTCTTTATACGAGTCGGAGGAATATCTCCGGATAGTTTTGAAACAGTCCTACGAGTTTTCAACGGAGCAGATGCATCGTAAGTTACAATATCTGCAGCAACAGGATTTCCCTGTGATCCAATTAGAGTCTCAAATGACAAGAAGGGAGTGTTTTTAAAAGGAAAGAAATTCAAGAAAAGTAGCTCGTTTCCATAATCCTTTTCATCGAGATAAGTACCCATAGTTTTTTTGTTTATTTCTTTAAGTAATGTATGTTCCATAGCTCCCCCTAGTCAAACCGAATGTTTTCGGTTAATAAAGTCTTAAAAGAAGAGTGAACAACAAAAGGAAGTAAAGACTCATTTACAGTTCCACGAACAACAGCACCGACACATGAATTGACATCATCTTCGGATACATCTAACCCTGCATTTGTGAGAGCACAAGGAGTATATTTAGGAGCCATAAAATCAGGTTTAGGAACTCCATCTTCCATACGGTGTTTTGCATCTGTTAATGTAGCACCGGTTTGTCCACCATCCCAACCTGTACCAACAGCAGTCCAATCGGTGAAATCAACGCCCGCAGACTGAACCAATGCTCTAAGAGCAGTCTGAACAGTTGCAGCATTATTTTTGGAAGCAGTTAAATTTGCTAAAGCGATTAGCAAAGTTTTAGTTGAAGGCGTATAAGTTAAAGCAAGTGCATCTCCTGCAGCCTGTGAAATTTGAACCAGAATATCGTTTGAAACACCACGAGGATTCGAGATTGTAAGATAATCTTCGGCTTCGTCCTCAAGGATTGCAACACTAGCAACTGCAGCATTACTTGTTTCAGAACTCCCCTGGTATAATACAGAATCAACAGGAATAGCCTCAACTGCGTCTAAAGTAGCTGTTAATGTAAGTGCATCATAAAGGGTGCTGGTTGTGCTATCAATACCGGTAATAGCAGTTGATACATTTCCATTAGTGATAAAATCACCAATTTTAAATTCGTGTTCTTTTTCGACTTTTACCTCAGTTGCACCGAGGGCTGCAGCTTCATAAACCTCTGCAGTTTTACATAGATGATACAACCCCGCTGTACTTCCATCTTCACCGACCATTGCACCGGCTTTTAATTCTTTTGTAGCAGTTTTAAGATCATCTGTAAAGATCGTAATACCACCCGGAATATCCTCTAACATTTGAAGAAAGATAATAGGATATTCGACACCACTTTCTTTTACTATTCCAAGTTTCATTTAATTCTCCTGCGGATCAAACTAATCCACTTTAATTTGTTTTCCAACGATTTTATTACTACCGGAAGGATCATTTTTGCCTTTTGCATAGCTCTTGATAAGCTCGTCACCAATTGCACCGGTCTCAGCTTTGTTCGGATCAGGTACACTTAGAATCTCTTCATCCTTTAAATCCTGTTCAAGCGATTCAATGGATTTAGTGATTTCAGCTTTATCTTCACTATTTACATTTACATATTTGGCTAAACTCTCTGGAAGTTTTTTCTCTTTCAAGATTTCAAGGATCAGCGTATCTTTTTTAGATGTTGCCGTATCCTTTTCAAATGTTTCAACTTTCTCTATTAGTTTTTTAGCCCATTCAGGTACGACTTCATCACCTTTTTCTTTGGCCTTTAATTCTGCTGCAATCTCCTCCGGAGTTTTTGTTATTTCCTTAGGCGGATTGGCTTTTTTGTATGCATCTAATTCGCCTTTTGTTGTTTTGCTTTCTTCCCTTGAGGTTTTAGCTTCATCATTTGCTTTGGTTAAAGAATCGGTAACTTTTTTAGCATCTTTGATCACTTCATCGATTGCATCCACAATCTTCGTTCTTTCATCATCGGTTTTAGCATCTTTAAATTTAGCTTTTAAATCATCCAATTTTTCAGCTAATGTTTTCATAGAATCCTCTCTTAATTAATGGTTAAATTATCCAATTTCATATTTACGATAGTAAAAATAAAAAGCTAAACCGGCAATCATCTGATCAACCAATTTAGCTTCGATATTTTCGATAGCAACACTCAATAATCTTCTTTTTTACATTTCTATTCTTATCTTATGAGACAATTTCTGTTTTTTTCTTTCCGGAAGTCAAGTCATTTTTCTTCGCATCTAATTTTTGTTGGATCATTTCGTTTGTCATTTCGTTCTTAATAACCGTCATCTCTCCATGCAGTTTTTTTCTCTTAATTCTGCGTTCCGCCATCTCCTTCATGCGTTTTGTATTTGCCTTTTCAGCTTTCAACTGATCAGTACTTTTTTTCTTAAGATTTGTCTCATAAGTTTTTTTTAAAGGATAATAATATTGTCCGGCAATTACAAACATAATCCGGTGTCTAAGTTTCATACTACTAAAAAGGGTCTCACAAAAAATCATAATCTCCCTTCGTTTGATTCCGGTATTATAATTATTTATATTAACCGCAGCGAGCATCTTATTGAAATCCTCTTCTTTTATCCTTTTTTTCTTTTCTCGTTTCGTTTCCGGTTTTATTCGGAATTGTTTTCTATTCATTATTACCTCATATCGTTAAATTGAAATTATTATCAAAATTATCTGTCAGGAAATATGGTTTACTCTTCATCGATTTAAAAAGGTCTGAATTCTTAGTAATATAATTTTTTGCACTCGTTGGAATAGATTTTATATTACTTGGTTTCAAACTTCCGGTATCAAGAAAATCCTTAAACTCTTTTTTAGATGCCAGTATCGATTCGGAATAACAAAAGCATTGAGGATGCCAACCGGTAAATTTAAAGTCCTTAGGATAATCCCCTGCCATAGGATCGCAAATATCTTCTCTTGGATGCATATTACTTAGTTTGATCCTGACACCCTTGATAAACGGTAACTGCTGTCTCCGTTCAAAATCGGAGGTATGAAAAGCAATCATGTTCTCAGTCCTTGAGACACGAAGAGCATTTTTATATGAAGATCGATAAACTCCCTGACCAGGCGAATAACTTCTTGCCGGTCTGGAAAGTCTCAACAATCCGGCATCATCCCGAACCCTTCTGAAAATAAGATCAGGATTCCTCTCAAATGTTCGAATATCTAAAGAAATTCTTGCAGCACTCTTCCCGGTTGCAATTCCAGTAGAAAGATATTGTTCAAGAGTTTTGATTTTACCATTAGTGAGATTCCAGATTCGATCACTTAGATTAAACCCATTTGTAATTCGATCAGTAAAAGCTTTTAATGCTCCTAAATTGGTTTGAGAAAATGATGCCCTCATTCCAGTAGTTATGCCAGCCCCACTAACATAGCTATTCACAAGAGCATCATTCTTAATATTTCCTAACTCCCATGACTTTTCAGTACCATATCGGATTATAGATTCTAATCTCTGATCTAATTCTTTGATCATAAATTTGATTTCCTCTGCTAATCTCTGATTGATTTTATAAAAAGCACCTTCGGTAAAGCTCTTTGGATACCTTAACTTATATTTGGAAATAGTGATGCCAAGCTGTTTATCCGCCAATATATAAACACTCTTTATCTTTTTAAGCGTCTCAGCGTTGAGCTTTCGAAGCGATAGATTATAGTTTATCACGATTATTCCGTGAATTCCTCAATTAGGTCAGTATCGAGCATTTCTTGAATAGAAAGAGGAAACTCCTGTGATTCATTGATAATTGCTCCAACCTTAAGAAATCCGGAAGCATTTGTAACGGAATCCTCTTTGATCACTTTGAATGTTTTGATTCCGGAATCTTTAGAGCTGGAATCATCTATTGTTGAAGATAATACTTTTGCAGTAATATCCTTTGGTGGTGGATTTATCTTTTGAGTCATGGTTTTGATATAACTGATTAGGGTTTTACCCTGGCGGTCTTTATGCTCTGCGGTCTTAAATCCATACTTTTTAGCTTCTTTAAATAGATCATTGTAAAGCATATCTTCTAATTTGCCAGTTGCTTTCACCGGTAATTTCGTTTCCTTTTTCTCTAACTTGAGACCAAAATTGCCATCCGGATTACATAAAAGGAGATACCCCTTTTTCGATTCACCGGGATCAAAAGCTTTAAATTCATTAGTCTCTGGATTATATCCAAACACCGCCTCCAAACTTTTAGCACCCTTTTCATTTTTAACACGATCAAACAAAACAGAATTTCCGGTATAAAAAGTTACCTTTTCCGTTTTATGTTTGCTTAACGCATTAACATTTACGAATAATTGATCGATTATTGGATCAATTAAAAACTGATTTCCTATTGCAAATTTCATTTTTTACTCTCCTTTGTTTTTGGTTTAGGTGGAAGATCTCTTTCTCTTAATGCTGATATCGGATTAACACCCCACGATCCATTTACAGATGCATCAAAAGCTTGTCTCTCACAGACACATCTTACTTTCGTTATTCGATTGTATTTTGCCGTTCCTTGTTTATAATGTATTTCAACATCGATATCCACCATTGCCGGAACAATTGTTTCTTTCTCTTTTACTTTAAATCTGATTAAGGTTTTAGAACCAAATGCAACCTCAATATCTTTAACTTTGTGATATCCTCGATATGTCAAAGTTGAACTATCAAGCATCGCTTTGTGATCTCCTAATTTCCATGCCCTACAAAATGCTTTAACTACATCAAATGCTGTTTTTTTCTTATCCATTATATGAACCCTCCTGTTCCTGATTCTCTTTATCGAGTAAATCTTTTTCATTCTCCAAATCTTCTACAAAAGGATGTTTTTGAATTGCTGTTTCCCTAGAGATTAAATTCTCACCGGGTCTGGAAGTTGATAATGCTTCGATCAATTCAATAATATCTTCCGGAAGCACGCTTTTATAGATCACAGATATTTCCATGTTTTCTAAAGAGGATTTTTCAGAGGTATTAGTTACAGATAGAATTGCTTTTAATAGATTCACTCTTCTATTAAATCCTTCTCCAAGAACTAAGGTCTGTTTTCCTTTTCCTTTAAGAATTGCATCAAGAAACATGGTTTTTAATGCAACACCTGAGATACTACCGTTAATATTTTTTATATTATCAAAACTAATATCCGGTGTTGAGGTAAGAGAATTAATAAACTTAAGCAGTAATTCGACTTCAAATTTAACCGTTTCGGGAGAGTTTTTCCAAACAAGATAATCCACATCACCATAAGCAATATTGCCGGTACTTGATTCTTCCCCTTCTATTTGAATCCATTTACCTATTTCATCTTTATCTGGAGGTGATGCCACAATCCCTTTTGATTTTATAGTAGGAGCAGAAAAGTAATCATTCATATCTGCAAGCTTAGAACAAATCGTTTCAACACGATCTACCATAATTTGAACATCTTTCCATTCACTTTCTTCTTGATCATAGAAAATAATAGGAATTTTACCATAAGGATTCTTTACCTCTGTGGTGGTATATGAATTTCCAGATAGGCTTTTAATTAATGAATACTGTTTTTCAGCAGTATAAATATCGATATGATGAATAGTTCTATCAAGTTCATCTAACATTACATATTTACGCGTAAAAGCATCCATATCTCCAAACTCGTTATAATGCGGATATATTTCGTCACCATTATCGGAACAAAGTAAACAAGTTTTGACTTTTTTGTTTACTGTTCCTTCGTCTTTATCACCTGAAACATACCAAAGTTCAGCAACCTTTGATTCAACAGATAATCTCTCAACTAATTTCATGTTAAAGCTATCAATTTTAACATCTTTAAGAGTTTTATTCATAAGTTTAAATGCTTTCTCAAACTTATCCTCTTTATTATCCAGCTTTAGAATGATTCCGCCACCGACAGAAAAGATAACTGCTGATCTCACAATCCCTTTTTGCAAAGGAAGAGCAATCTTAGCTGTAAGAACAGTTTTCCTTGTATCATCAGATATCGTACCATCTTCTAACTCGATAGGCTTTTCACCAACTGTTTTGTTAGCTCTATGGAGAATCTTATGCTCTCCATCAAACTCTTTTTCCCATTCTTCCATGTGTCTTGATTCTGAAAGTGGGTCTTTACATAAAGCAGATATCCTTTTGCCGGTATCTGCCATTTCTAAAATTTCTTTGATTCTCATAGTCCACTCCTTATTTTTAGAATACTCCTAAAGCTTTCTTTCCCTTTCCGCCTTTATTTACAGTCCTTATAGGTGCAAATGTCAAAGCGAGGGCATCTGATTTATCTGGAGACCTACCAAGACGAGACTTGATTAAATCCTTTGCTTCAATGACGATCTTTCCGTCACTACGGTATTCATATCTAATCTCATTCAGCTCTTGAATAAATTCCGGATCATCAGGGATCATTGCGTTTGAATTAAATTGAGGATTCATCCAATCCCTTATTCCCCAATATGTATATGCTCTCATATTTATAAATTTTAATTCACCGGTAATATCTCTCAGATTATTCGATGAATAGCTGTTTTTTACTGATATCAAATTAGCTGTTTTAAGCTCTTTTAGTCTTGAGAATACTCCGGCTCCTTCTCCAATAGTATCGATCAAAGAAGTATCACCGGGTTTCAATAGGTGTTTAATAAATCCAGAAGCTTGCATATGAGTCTGTTGACCAAATTGGTGTATCTTTAAAACAAGATCGTCATATCGTAATAAATGAATTGTACTATCTCTGCCATCCCCTGCAATATCTGATCCAACCTTTTTACGACCTAATTTTTTACCTTTATAGTTTTTCTTCCATGATTTCCATCGTTCAACCGCAGCTTCTATCCAAGGCATTGGTAATAAAGTTTGTTCATCCTCTTCCGGAAACTGACCAAGAACTTTAATTCTAAATAGGTTGCCCGGCCTATAGTATTTGCCTAACCATTCAAAGTCGTAAAACTCTTTTTGCACTTCGCTTTCTGTTATCTCACGACACCATCCTGCTTCTGTTACTTTATCATGTACCCAATTTCCATCGACCTGACCAGGGATTTTCATTTTCTTATATTGCTCTTCTGTTATTTTGCCTTTTTTCCATGCTAACCAATTAATAACATTTGGAGCATCGAGATCATTTAATACCATTTTAACATATCTTTTGGATTTAGTAGATCTGTAAGCTTCTCCTGAAAGTCTATTTGGATTAAATACAATTAAGAATCTACTGTAATTCTGAAGTATCCCTTCAATGGTTTGAAATATGATCTCAGATAGGCCGGATGCTTCCGTCATTATTACCATGATAAAATCAGAGTGAATACCTGACCATGCTTCAAGGTTATGATCCTCACCTTTAAATGCTTCAAGATACCAATTCTCATTACCTTTAAAACTGATACGACTTACTAATAATCTACCACCAAGATTTATTTTAGCACCTCTAATGATTGTTGCAATCTCTCCCATCATAATATCAACCGCTTGCCTACCGGTTGGAGCTGTACAAATAACCTTTGAAGGAGAGAATAGATATAAAAAACAGACTGCTGCAACTGCCGAAACATAATCCTTACCCCTGGCTGTTCCGGAACGAACAGAAACACGAGCATTATTTTGTACTGCTGTTAGTATTTTCTTTTGTTCAATATCGAGATCAACATCCAGAACATCGATTGCAAACTTATTCCAATCATTCTGATATATTTTTACTAATTCTCGATCCATCTTAGTAACTTCTGGCATCACTTTTCCTTTTTTGAATATCGGTGACAGGTTTTTCTATAAAATACAGAAGAGCCATAAAACTTTTTGATCTTATCGATATTAGCTCTAACATATTCTTCATCGAATGTAGCACAATTTTTCCTGCTTTCACATAGATAATTGATACAGTTTTCATCTTTTTTCTTTCTTGCCATTACCCTTGTCCTCTTCCCCTTATTGCTAACATGAGATCAGCAAATGACTTGAACCCGGTAGTTTCTTCTTCATCTTCTTTTTTATTCCAAACCTCACCTTTTTTGGTACGCAACCAATGCTTACAAGCTCCAACATGAGGTAATATTCTCTTCTGTACTGTAGAGACCTGAACTGTACGCTGTTTCTGGACATCTTCTGTTGTATTGATAACTTTCCCGGTTGTATCCACAGTCCTTGTAACCGTTACTTTTGGCACTTCCAGCACCCTTTTATTGACCTGCTCATATTCAATTCCAAGACATCTGGAAAGAAAAGCATTTTCAACTTTAATATTTACCGGAACACGACCCCTCTTTATAGCGTCCGAAAAGTCCTTATACTTCTTAAGGTACTTGTAGTAGGTATTCTTTCCTATTGCAAGCTGTTGGAATATTTCCTTGTCACTATATCCATCCCTTGCGTACTCCTCGGCTAATAATGGGAAGATTTCAGCATCGTATTTTGACTTTGCCATTGTCCCTGACCTAATCCGCAACCATTAATTGTTTGATGTTATTACCTACATTCCTCTAATGTTTACATAATAAACGGCTTTACTGTATGATTCTGATCCTTTTGTCATAATCGAAAGGAAGTCGTCCCTACTAAAATCGGATAATCTAAATATCTCTTCTTTTGACATCCCAAGTTCTTTACTTATTTTTGAAATCTCTTTTCCAGAAGCTAACACTTTTTTAATTATAGCTTTCATTGGACCGAGTTGATGCACTCCCCTAGCTCTATTATGCGTAATCGTTCCAAACATTTCTTTATTTTTATCATCGTACCCTACATAAACTACCGGAACAAAGCCATCTAATATTGTTTTAAGAGGTTCTTGACCAGCGAGCAGCCATCTATGATAACCGTCAATTATCGTTCCATCCTTTTTGATAACTATCGGCATCGTCCATCCGTTTGCCAGAATTGATTGCAGGAGTAAATCCATGTTTCTTTTATTCACCACATTTGGATTATAATCGTTAGGCTTTAACTTATCCCTTTTTATAATAACCACATTTGCAATAGGATTTAAAACTTCCTCTTTTTTCATTACTGATTCTTTTTTCATTTTGTTTTCCTCTTCGATAAATTCTTTTTGTTTTTTCCAACTAAAACGAATAATGCTCTGTAAGATCTAAGTTTTGGGTCACCGGCAACAAGCATTTTGTAGATTGCTTTCCATATTCCGATATTAATGAATGTTGAATTTTTTATGATGAACATTTTTGTTTTCTTTGCTAAAGCTCTTTTGGTTTGGTTTTCATCTACCGTCATTTGTTTTATCAACTTTGAGACTTTTCCTTTATAATCGATCTTTTCACCTTTGGATTTTAATCTCCGGAACATTTCAGTATCAAAATACAATGAAGCAATATACGCATTTGGTTCTCTTCTCGTTACTTTTTCCATAAGATTAGGTCGGAACTCAGCCAGATTCACTAAGACTTTTGCTGTATCTATACTGAAAAATTGTGATATC